ATGCGGCTGTCCATCAAGCAGTTCCGCGCTTACCAGGACATGCTGCTGAACACTGCCGGCAACGGCGTCATCGGCACCATCACCAGCTTTGCAACCACCACGCTGACGAACGACACCTACACGCTGACCACGGACGGGTTCAAGGACGAACTCTTCGCCATCGGCCAGAACATCCAGGTGTACAACGCGGCGCTGACCACGAATCGCGGCGGGGCCAACGTCATCGCCATCAACCGCGTGGCGCATACCATCCAGGTGGATGCCACGATTGCCGGCTTGACCAACGGCGACTTGATTGTGATTGGCGGTCTTACTGGCGCGCTGACGATTCAGAGCTCGCTGTTCGGGATTCAGTACCACAACTCGGATGCGACTTCCGGGCTGTGGCTGAACATCAACCGCGCCAACGTCTCGAACGTGGTGACGCCCTCGGTCAACGCCTCTAACTCGGCGCTGACCACCGCTTTTGTCCGTGCGGGGTTGAATCGCATCCGCATGAACCTGGGCGACGACTTCTTCAACAACGAGGACACCAAGCTGATTGCCTACGCGCATCCGGCTCAGGCCGATGCGTATGAGGCTTTGGCGATTACGCAAAGCGTGATCTACAAAGACCCGACCGGCAATCAGAACGTGGACCTGATGTTCAACAACCAGCGCGGTCTAGCGATGAGCAACGTTCCGGTGAAGCAGTCGATTCACCAGGACCGCACTCGCGTGGACTTCATGTGCATGGGTTACTGGGGCCGCATCGTGGCCACGGATACCGGCTTCGTGAAGTTTGGCGAGCAAATCATCTGGCCGCAATACTCTGGCGGCACACAGCTTGTCTCGACGGCGATGTTCTACTTGAAGGCCGGGTTGCAGGTGTACAACCGCAATCCGCTTTCGAGCGCGTACATCAAGGCGCTCGCGCTACCGGCCGGCTCCATCTACTAATGATTAAACCAGTATCGGTCCGGCTGCAAAAACGGATCACCGAGACAGGAGGGCTGGCCCCCAACGGCCAGCCCCTCTTCCGGGTGATGCGCGGCGCGGATCGCTTCACATGGATCGGCGGAAAGTGGACGCACTACGACGCCAATGGAAACGCATGTGGATCGCACATTGGCGTGGAGCGCGTCCTGAAGTATCCCGAGGCGAAGGACCGCTACATTTTCGAGATGTGGATGGCCCCCGAGATTACCGAAGAGGAGTGGAACCGCCAGTTCACCGAATGGATTGACGGGCAGAAGGTGCAAACCCTCGGCCCATATCCCGAGAATGGCGAGTACGAACTCATCCGCGTCATCGAGCGCGTGCATGTTGACCAGAAAACTGGAAATGTTCTGCGAAAGGAATTTGTTCCCCTGACCGAAACGCTCTGCGATGCCCTTGTGCAAACCGCAAAGCTCAACCGAGAACTGCCCGCGAGACACCGCGTGCTGGCGGCCCAGGAACGCCGCGAACGCGAAGAGAAGGCCAAGGAAGAGCGGCAGATTCAGATGATCGAGGACATGCAGCGGCCGGAATGGGCAAGGAATCCGCACGTGATTATTCCCGACATGAAGGAGATCGCACAGTATGGCTAGCATCAGGATTTGCAGCATCGCTCCGGAGTCTTTCAAGATCAAGCGGTCCTATAACTGGAACGGCATCGAGCTTCCGGCTTGCCCGAAGGATCAGCCCTACTCCACCGTGGTGATACACGACCACACGGACATGCGCATAGTAGCGGTGGATCACTGGGCGGAGCACTCGGAAAAAACTCCGGTGACGATCACGGCCAAGGAGATCGTGGCGGACTTCTTCGCCAACGAAAACCTGGCGCAGAAGGGCGCATTCATCCCGAAAGGAGACGTGCCCACCGAGGAAGAACTTGCCAACGCACACGAAGCCAGGCGCAACTACCTGCTGAAGTGCGTGCACGACGGCCAGGCGGAATACTCGAAGTCTGGAAGAATCGACGACATTCCCGGCGAGTGGAAGCGCGCGGCTGTCGAGCTTGGACTTGACTTCGATTGGGCCAAGCGTATGCCCCCCAAGATGCAGGAATGCCCGGCGTGCGGCGAAATGCTGAAGCCGGGTGTGGCCATCTGCCGGGGCTGCGGCGCTATCCTGGATCGCGAGAAGGCGCGGCAATTCGGGTTGCTGCAGGACGAACAAAAGCCTCGCAAGCGCGAAAAGACGGAAGAGGTAGCGGCCGCCTAGCATGCCCGTAGTAGCCACATCGGCCTTCAACACGGCGGGAGACGCGCTGCAGCTTGTTCGCGCGCTGCTGGCCGACGCCGACACTCCGAGCGTATCGTCGATCACGGCATCTGGTGCGCAGCGCAGCGGAAATATCGTGACGATCACGACGCAAGCGGCGCATGGCCTGCAAGTCGGCAACATCGTGCAGATAGGCAGCGTCTCGGATACGAGCTTCAACGGCACGCAGACGGTCGCATCGGTGCCTACATCCACGACCTTTACCTACGGACAGACGGCCGCGAACGCTAGTTCTGGAAACGGAACAGTCACGCTGCTCGTTCAGGGCGACGTTTACACGGATGCGGTGCTGATGCCCTTCCTTCAAAAGGCATATCGTAAGGTGCAGGAGCGCATGCGGCAGGCAGGCAGCAAGACGATGACAACGGAGGCGATCATCTTGAACCTGCCGATTGGTGCGACGTCGATCACCGACTCGACAAGCCCGCAGCTTCCGGTGGATTTTCTCGCGCCGCGGACGGTCGAAGAGCGCATCTCGGGAAACCCATTTTTCAATCCGCCCATGTCCCAGGTGGACCAGCTGCCAAGCGTGGCCCAGGGCGCATACAACGGCTGCTATGCGTGGTATGAGGACGGTATCTATTTCATCGGCGCGACGAGTACTCTCGACCTGCGACTGCGCTACTACGCGTCGTTTCCTGTTCCTACGGATTCGTCGAGCGTGCTCACAGTGCGCGGTTGCCTTGACGCGGTTTCTTCATGGACTGCTTTTCTAGCCGCGGGGTCTCGTGGAGCAGCGAACGCCGCCGCATTCGCGCAGCAGTTCGAGGACGACATGAAAGACCTGCTGAACATGCAGGCTCACGCACGCCAGTACTTCCCAGCGCGACGCAGGCCTAATAACAGAGGGCGCGGCCGGTTCTATGGCTACGGGTTCGGCGGAACGGTTTGAGTCAAAAACAAAAGGCCTATCTCGGGCCGGAAAGAGGGAACACAGATGGCGCTGTCAATGGCTGTAACCAAGCAGTGGTTCGACGGAAAGAAGGTCAACATAGTCGGAACGATCACCGCGTCCGGCAGCTACACCACGGGCGGCGACACTCTGAACCTTCAGGGGATCGGCATCAAGTCCTCGCAGGTTCCGTTCCTCGTGCAGATCAACGGGCAGAACGGATTCCTATACTCTTGGGTCGCCGGAACCACGCAGGCTAACGGCAAAGTCAAGGTGCTGGTAGCCACGACCGGAGGCACCAACCTCCCACTGTCTGAGCACTCCGCCGCCGCATACGTCTCTGGCGTGACCAGCGACGTGATCACATTCGAGGGCATGTTCGAGATTCGATAGGTCGCCGACGTGCCGACTTCGGGCTACTTGCCGCAGCGGGTAGAAGCGTTCGGAGGGCTGAATACCCTTCTCGACCCGACGAACGTCCCTTTCTTCTGCTCGCCGGATTGCTCGGACGTCGAATTTCTTCCCGGCCTCGTGAGAACGCGGCCGGGACTCATCTCTCTATTTTCCGCGCTTGGCGGAAACCCCACCGTAAACTACCTGAAGAGCTACATCACTCCGCAGATTCTTCTGCGGACGCTGGTGCTGGACTCCTTTGGCGTTTTCTACAAGGAGCAGCCAGCAGGCTCTCTAGCAATCATCGGACAAATCGAGGGCGTCGAGCTATACGGGAACTCCGTGTCTCTTTTTGGCAGGGAGTATATTGCGTTCGGCGATGGGAAATTCGGGGCGGCGATTCCCAGACAGTACGACGACACGAATCTTGATCGTGTAAGCCAGGTTGGTCCTGGCGCTCCTCCGAGCGCGGCGGAGGAAAACATCTCCGCTACGATTGCCGCTTCTCCGACAGGTCTGGTTCAGCAGTCCCGGTCGATCGCGGCGTCTCCGAACGGCCTTACGCAGTCGGGGAACGTGGTGACCGTGACTGTAACGGTGGCGCTAGCTCCGCAGGCGCTTCTGGCTGGAGACTCCGTGATCATCTCGGGAGCTGGAGTCACCGCTTACAACGGAACATGGACGGTTGCCTCCGTAGCAGCCAATGGCCTGAGCTTTACATTTCTCGCGAACACGACCGGACTTGCAAACTCAGGAAACGGCACGGTGTCTCTGGGCCTGACGCAAGTGACGATAACGTCCCCTGTCACAGGCATGGCGCCTCTTGGCACGCTCGTGACGATCACCGGCGCTGGCCTATCGGGATACAACGGCACGTGGACCGTCCGCTCGGCCGCCGGAGGCGGCGTAACGTTCCAGGTGTACGTGAGCACTCCGGGTCTCGCGGCTTCAGGCGGCGGCACCGTCGCCATGGCTGGAAACATCGTCCAGGGAGTGCACCAGGTAAGCGTAGTGTTCGTGACGCGGAACGGGTACATCACTGCTCCTTCGCCGCCGAGCAGCTGGACAGCGAGCGGCGGAAAGCGCGTGGTCGTCTCGAATATCCCAGTTGGTCCTCCAGGAATTGTGGTGCAACGCATCCTAGTTTTTACGGCGTCGGGAGGCGCTAGCTTCTTCTACACCACCGGCGACCCATCCATATTCAGCAGCAACATGGTAATCACCGACAACTCGACCACAAGCCTTACGGTGGATTTCAGCGACGCCATTCTGCTCGAAGGAACGAATGCAGACAACCTGTTCGACCTTCTGGAACTTGGCGAATGTTCCGGCGTAACTCAGTACTCCTCGCGGCTGTTTTGGTGGGGCGAACGCAACAAGATCATCAATTTCGTTAACCTGAGCTTTGACGGAGGATTCGGTGGAGGCGTTCCGCTCGGCTGGAATCCCGACGCAACGAACTACTCTGGCGGCCAGATTGCCGCATCGTCAGTCTATGGACAGGCGTACGGAATAACGGGAGACGGCGTGACGGCGATACGCGGGCTTATGTCGCAGACCGCGGTTTCCGACGCCTTCGGGAATCCGATCCTCTCGAACAACACACCGTACAGCGTTCGCGTTCGCATGGCGCTGAACCCTTCGGGAGCTACGTTCTCGCAGGGTACGGTGCACGTCCAGCTTTACAGCCCGAGCCTCTCCCTGGCGAGCGGCCTGGACCTTCCGCTGACGTCTCTCACAACCTCATTCGTCGAGTACACGGCCGCCCTGACCTCTGGCCTCTCCAACGTCCCGAGCGATCTGGCCATTCGCGTATTCGCCGATGGCACGCCGACCGCAGGCGCGCAAGTCATGATTGACTGCATCGAGGTCTATCCCACGAACCAGCCGTTTAACGCCTCTATTGTGCGCTCATCGAAGGTCGAGGACCCTGAGAGTTACAGTGGCGTCGATGGTTTCCTGAATGTCGCTCCCGAGAACGGCCAGGCGGTGCGATGCTGCCTTGTTCTGCGGAATAATCTTTACTTCGTGAAGGACCGCAGCACCTACGTCACCCAGGATGACGGCACGAACGAACCTGCGGAGTGGACCATCCAGGAGGTCTCACAGAAAGTAGGAACGCTATCGGCTCGCGGCGTGGGCTTGGGAGATGAATGGGCCATCATCGCCGGCGAGGACGGCGTGTACTACTTCAACGGCGCGCAGCCACAGAAGATCTCGCAGGAGATCCAGCCTACGTGGAACCAGATCAATTGGAACCTTGGGTATCTCATCGACGTCAAGGTGGACACGAGGCGTCAGCGCGTATACATCGCTATACCCTTTGGCAGCTCCGCGACCGCGAACAATAGGGTCCTCACGCTGGATTACACGGAAGGCTTCGGGGACTCCACGCAGACGGGCGTCGGCCGCAAATGGTCGCCCTGGGCCATCGGCTGCAATTCCATGAACATGATTCTGCGCTTTGATGGGACGCAGCAGCTCTGGCTTGGGAACAATGCTTCAAACGGGAAAATCTACCAACTGGATTCCACCGGATCCGTGTTCTCCGATGATGGAGCAGCCATAAATTCCTACTGGCAGTCTGGGTTCGCGCAAGACGCTGCCCGTATGAGCTTCGGCTACCTGACCGCGAACGTTACTGGGTCCGGGACGTGCGGGCTGACGTTCCGAAAAGGAGACCAGTCCTGGCTTACGGTGGGGAGAAGCTGGACGCTTTCTAGCCTCGGCTTCCGCAACATGGAGCGCCAGATCAAGTTCGACACAGAAAGGCTGGCGGTGCGCTTCGGCACGAGCGCCGTGAATGACTACTTCAGCCTCCAGGGATTCGCGCTGTGGAACAAAACTTCTACCTACCAGCCTATCCGGGGAATTAACGGATGATCTCACCGC